CCAAATGGAATGGCACAGCTCAAACTACGTGGTCAATATGACTTGGAAAGACAGCCCAAAGAAAGAAGGCGAGAAGATAGCCAGTGTGGATGGTGAAGGTAACGTTGAAGTTGAAGACGCAGGAACGGGATTCATCATAATAAAGAGAGCGGTGATAGACAAGATCATCAAGGCGATGCCTGAACTGAAGTACGTGAATGATATGCCTTTACCAGAAGACATTAAGAAAAATTCATACAGCTTGTTTGACACCATGCACTGTCCGGACACCAACAGGTACCTGTCAGAGGACTACACCTTTTGCAGACGTTGGCAGAAGCTGGGTGGTAGCATATGGCTAGATCCACGAACACAATTGAGCCATTGGGGTGGTCACACCTACAAGGGAAACATATCTAAAATATTTCAGGCTGGTTCCGTAGCTACCAAGAAGTAATAAAAAACCCTGTTGCCGCGAAACAACAGGGTTTTTACTATTTTCAAGGAGTATAACGTAATATGCCAATCACGTTCATACACTGTGTAGTTGCTACACAGTTAAATATATTTATCAAACAGCAAGAAAAGGAACTAAAATGCCGGCAAAAAAGACGAAAAAAGTAGATGACAACTACACAAACATACTGAAAGATTTTAGTAATCAATACTTCGACAGAGAGATACAACACGCCCATGATCTATTTCATGACGATGCTTGGCCAAAATCCGAAGATCCACACTACGTAAAGAAAGCAACATTTTTGATCAACGCCAGGAAAGCACACCTTATGCTATTGAAGACCATGGCACAACACATATCAGGTGTGGTAAATGCAACAGGATCAAATGATGAAGGTAGCAAACAGGAAGCGGACAAACTGTTACAACAAGCAATGCAAAGGATGACACAGCCAAAAGCAAATGAAAAAGAGTAATGCGTATACCATTCAAAGTATTTTTAGATACACAGAATATACTGTCAGGATATGACACGCCTGCATTACACCAGGACATAGCTGACTGGATAGAAAAAACACAGGACGATCCGAGACGTATATTGCAAGTGTTTAGACACGCAGGCAAAAGTTACATACTTTGTTGTTACATAGCGTGGCGGTTACTCTGCGACCCAAACTACACCTGCATAATCATATCAGCAAAACAGAATTTAGCACTGCGTAACAGTATGATGATACGTAGTATCATAGAAACAAATCCATTGACAGCACACTTGAAAAGTGAATTTGAACAGTGGCAAGCAAAAAGTTTTACTGTGGATAGGGAACATATACAACTGAACCCATCTGTAACAGTTTCTAGTTTACAAAGTTCGTTCACTGGGATGCACAGTACCGAGATAATTGGTGATGATATTGAAGTATCACAGAACGTACTAACAGAAGATGCAAGAGATTTTATCAAAGACAGGGTGCAAGAGTTTGGTAAGATAGCAAAGAGAATATTCCTTACAGGCACACCACACCATGAAGACACGATATACGCACACTGCAAAAGCATAGGTTATGAACACGAACTAAAAATACCTGTTTACAATGAAACAGGAAAGTTAGCTTGGCCTGATCACGCAGATGGGATGTTTACTTGGGATTGGATAGATAGGCAAAGACGTGAAAGTACAGAAGGTGATTTTAAATCACAGTTCTTATTGATACCCAGCAAAACTTATGAAGCACTTATGGATATGGACAAGATACAAATGTACGAAGAAGAACTTACAATACAACATCTACCACAACCATTTGGCGGTTATCTACCAGTGGTGCGTATAGGAAAAAAACGTATAACAAGACTGTGTGCGGCTTGGGATCCTGCAACAGGTTTGAGAGGGCGTGATCAATCAGTGTTAGCCATATGTGGAAGAGATGAAGATAACTCTGTTTATGTACACGATGTTATAGAACTTGATGCGGCAGAAAAGAAAGACTTTCAGTTGCAATGTGAACAGATAATACAGGCGTGTGATAGATACAAAATAGGACACGTTTTTGTTGAAGAAAACTTTTCGCCAACGTTACAGAATGAACTGCGTAGAGTAGCAGTAGATAAGAAAAAGAAAGTGGTCGTCATGCCAGTGTTTAGACAAAAGAACAAACTTAACTTTATGGCACAACAGTTAGAACCAGTTGTAAAAGTTGGACGTATGAAAGTGCATACCAGAGTAAAAGAAGATTCACATTTCTTGAGTCAGTTACAAGAATTTCCATACACAAGATTCGATGACTGTATTGACGCGGTAGCAGAAGCAATCAGTCACTTGCCAGAACCAATGACAGATGTGAGCAAGATACCAATGATACAATCACCGATCGGAACAGGAGGCGGAAAAATTGCTAATATCACCGCATAAATTTGTATAATAAATAAATACTAATACGCACACGCACACGCACGAAAGAGAACAAGGATCAGATATGAAAATTTATAACAAGATTGTTTGGGACAAAGATGGCAACGTCATAGAAGAAGATTCATATGAGTACAATGGCCCGGTAGCATACGCAATGGGTAGAAGACCGAGTCCTCAACCAAAACCAGAACCAACACCACCACCTCCAAAACCAAAACCAGAACCAGAACCAGATCCAATTGAAGAAGAGGCAGAAGCAGTTGCAGAAGCAACAGCAGAATTGGAAAAGGAAGAAACACAAAGAAAGAGAAGATCAGGTAGAAGAGGTTTGACAACAGGATCACCTTTAGGATATGATCAACCTTTCATAGGTAACAGAAGGAGTCTTCTATAATGGGATTCATGAAACCAAAAATGCCTGCACTACCAGATCCGGTTGAGACGGCGAGAGCACAGGCAAGAGCACAAGCAGAGATTGAAGATGAAAAAGCTGTAGCGGCGGCCGAAGAAGCGGCCAAAGAAGAAGCAACAGCTTACAAAAGAAGAGCGGCGAAACGTGCTTCAAGAAACCGATTGATTAGAACAAGTCTACTTGGACCAGAACAAGAATTTACTGGAACAAGAAGAAGTATGTTGGAATAGATTATGGATTACACACAGCTGATTATTCAAAAATTGAACAAAGCCAAAGCGGCTCGTAGCAAACACGAAGACGAGATTAGCGAAGCATATCAGTACACGTATCCAAACAGAGATGTGTGGCGAACGTACGAAGGTACGACAGACAGAACAAAACTGTTTGACGCCACCGCCAGTGACTCAGTGCAAAACTTACTATCAACAATATTAACCTTGCTGATCCCACAAAACCAACAATGGGGTTATATTGGCGTGCGTGATGATAAGAAAGACACTGTGGGTGCTGACATTAGACGTGTGTTAGACAACAGCAACAAGATGTTATTCAAGACAATCAGGGAAAGCAGTTTCTATGTTTCAACATCAGAAGCATTGCTTGATGCCATAGTTGGCGGAACAGGTTGCCTTGCGATATACAACAACCCAACAGGTTTTGATTTTGTCAGTGTACCAACAAGCCAACTGTATTTCTTGACTGACTACAAAGACAACGTTGACACAGTGTTCAGAGAACACTATCTTGACGCACAATATCTTTTTGAAACATATGGTGAGTTTGATGGTGAGATTGCACAAATGGCACACAAGGCACCGGAAACAAAAATACCAGTGTTAGAAAGTGTTTGCAGATTGACAGGTGACAAGCAACTGACTTACAGAACATACGTTACAAAAAACAACGTGTTAGTTGATGAACAACCAGTAGTGGCAAATCCTTTCATAGTGTTTAGGTTTGCAAAAACATTAGGTGAGACATGGGGTGAAAGTTTAGTACGTGCCGCACTACCACATATAAGAACTGTGAATGAAGTGGCAAAATTAATTTTAACACAGGCTTCATGGGCAGGATTAGGTGCTTTCCAAACATCAAGTGACACAACAGTAAACTACAGCAATATGAAATTGGAACCAGGTAATGTAATCACAGTGGATCAACCTTTACAACCTATACCTTTCCCAGGTAACTTTAGTTTGACGAACGCAACGTTAGAAGACCAAAGACAAGCAATCAGAACTATGTTGTTAAATGATTCTATGGCACCTTTCCAAACACCAACGTATATGACAGCAACTGAAATACAGTTACGTCAAAATGAATTTTTCAGACGTATGGGACCATATGGACTTAGATTAGAAAATGAATTTTTGAAACCTCTGTTGAGAACACTTGTAAAAAAATTACAGAACAGAGGACTCATACCAGAGTATGTCAGAGAAGATGGCGAAACATTTGAAATAATTGTAAACAGTGCTGTGAAAAAAGGAATGGCACAAGCTGAGATTACAAGAGATTTACAATTAGTACAAGCTGTCAGTAGCTTAGGTGGACAAGCATTACAACTTATTGATATGCAAAAGCTGGCCAGAAAAATATTACGTGATGGTGACGCTTCTCCTGAGATTATTAGAACTGCAAGAGAGCTTGAACAATTGGCTGAACAACAAGAACAACAACAACTTTTTAACCAAACTGCACAGATCATAAATGAACAATTACAACAACAAAGCCAACCACAACCAGGACAAACTCCACCAACCACAACGTAAATTAGTCACAGGTTACGACTATGACAACCCAAATGGTAGAGCTGTATTAGACCAAATGGCAGTG